ACATGAACATCAACTACAAGACTGCACGTAACAATGCATGGGTTATGATGGACATGACTATGCCTAACGTCCTGCGTAAGATCACTACAGACAAGCACAGCACAACCATTGCACCTCGCCTGATTGCCTTGCATGGCATTGATGGTTCATGCAGCAATATGGTCTTCTTCGGTGCTATCGACTTCTTCTGTACAAATGGAATGGTCACTGGTGACTATGATAAGATCAAGCGTAAGAACACTAGCAACTTCAGCTTGGATAAGTTCATTCAAGAGTTGCAGTCATCTGTTACAGACTTTTATGAAACTGCTGACAAGTTCCAGCGTTGGGCTAACACAAGTCTTATGACTGTTGATGTTAAAGATTTGCTTGAGGCTGTAGTCAAATCTGAACGCAAGTCAGAGAAGATGTTTACCCTTTATAATCAAGAGGTTAGCACACGTGGACGTAATGTTTGGGCATTGTATTCTGCCTTTACTAACTACGCCAGCTATGCCGATGAGCGTAATGGGTTCAACCTTCGTAACACTGGCAATGACACTGAAGCACAGTCCATGTGGGCAAGAGAACAGGAAGTTGCCAAGTGGATTGATTCACCACAGTTTCAGGCGATTGCAGCATGAGAACGTACAAAATAAAATTTTCCCCAAATAAATTTCAAGGTGAATTAACTTGGACAGGAACTGCACCACACAAGGAAGCTGCTATATCGAACCTAATCAAGACGTGGTATCACAGTTGTCATCGTAGGGGGTTAAATATAAGAAACGCTGAAATAGAAGAAATTCACGAGGAGTATGTATCATGGCAACCAAGTATGATTTACAAAGACTAGTAGACAATTACTATTCTTCCTACGATTACAGGAACTTACGTGATGAAACTAAAGCACACTATAAGTATCTGTTAAACGTAATGCTAAACACTGAGGTAGAGGGCAAGCCCCTCTGCCAATACAAATACACAGACATGCCAACTCGTGTTGCTAAGATGGCATACAACGACTGGTGTGAACGTGGTATTTCAATAGCCAATCACCTGCTGTCAGTAACTCGCATTGTCTTCAATCACGGATTGCGTATGGAGATGTGTGTAATCAATCCTTTCGCTAACGTGCGTAAACGAGCCGCTGACAGGCGTAAGGTTGTTTGGGGTAGGGAGGATGTACAGAAGTTCCTAAACGCCGCCTACGGCGATTTTAGCAGCCGTAACATCGGTTTGATTGCTCACATGGCCTATGAATGGTGTCAAAGACTAGGTGATATGCGTCTGCTTACATGGGATGCCATCGACTTTGATGCACAGACTGTTTACATTGAGCAATCTAAGCGTAAGGCAGAGGTACATTTGCCCATTGAGGATGATTTATTTGAGATGTTAAAGCAGCAAGAACAGGACTTTGGCTTTCAGCAATATGTTGCACCTAGACCAAAGCCTATTGATGGTAAGTTTATACCTTACAGCTTATACAAACTGCCGTTACATAGCCGTAAGATTATGGATGCAGCAGGATTGTCAAATGAATTAAGGCTATCTGATTTACGAAGGACTGGTACAACTGAAATGGTAGAGGCAGGTGTCGGTATGGCACAAATTATGTCGGTTACAGGACATGCTAATCCATCTTCAGTAAAACCGTACTTAAAAAATACACTGCAAAGTGCAGATAGTGCATTGACAGCTAGAAAAACACATGGTATAAGCATAGCAAGTGCCGCAAAGGAAAGTGATAATATATGAATAATATATATAACATTGTAAGTGATATGGATATTACAAATGGAACTACAAAGAGGATAGATTGTCCTAACTGTGGTGGCTATCGTACATTCACAGTGACCAACAATATGGGTTCTCTTGTATGGAACTGCTATAAAGCATCTTGTAATATCAAGGGTGGCACTAGAGTGCATCTATCTATGGATGATATACGTGCTGGGTTTGGTGGTGCAGAACAGTTTGCTACGCAGACATTTGAACTGCCTAGTTACATTATACCTCACAGAGATAAGCGTACTGTATTAAACTTTTGTTTTCGGTATAAGCTTGATCCCGATGAAGTAGGTGTCATGTACGATGTGAAAGAAGACAGAATAGTTTTCCCTGTTGTACATGATGGTAAAATTGTAGATGCTACTGGTCGTGCGATTGGTAAGCGTTTACCTAAATGGAAAAGATATGGAAATAGTGGCTTGCCATACACGTATGGTTGTGGTAATGTCGCAGTAGTTGTTGAGGACTGTGTGAGTGCAGCCGTTGTTGGTTACGGTTCCTTTGTCGGGGTTGCGCTTCTTGGAACATCTTTGCAAGAATCGCATAAAGGGTATCTTGCACAGTTCTCAACAGCCATCATAGCGTTAGACCCCGATGCGCTACCTAAGACGTTACAGATGGCAAAGGAATTACGAGGACACGTGAACGATGTTCGTGTACTCAAACTAAAAGATGACTTGAAATATCGTAACCCGACAGATATGGAGAATTTATATGGAATTATCACTGATTAGAAGTTTAATGGATAGGTCATTTTATGATGACCATCGTGGCGCACGTTGTCCTGACAGATTGTTCAGCAAGGATGTGCGTAAAATCAAACAGGCTATTGATACAGCTATGGATCGTTATGAGCGTACTGTAACACCTGATGAGATTGAGGCTCTGTTTATTTCAAACAACCCAACAATGACTACAGCACAGAAGCAGGCGTACTCTTCTTTGTTTCATAAGATTAAGCAAGAGCAACCAATGGGCAGTGACGTAGCACAAGAGGTGTTATCTAAACTGTTTCAGCAGGTTGTTGGTGAAGACATTGCTAATCTTGGCTTTGACTATGTGAATGGTGACAAGTCTAGTCTTGAGCCATTGCGTATGTTACTTGAGCAGTATGGTGATGACTTCACCCCCAACCTAAATGTAGAGTGGGATGATATTGACATTGAAACACTGCTATCACGCAATGACCTAGAAGCACGTTGGACGTTCAACATTGCAAGCCTTACACGTAAGGTGGAAGGTGTTAATGCTGGACACTTGATTGAGGTAGGTGCTAGACCGAACACAGGCAAGACATCCTTTCATGCCAGCTTAATTGCTGCTCCGGGTGGCTTTGCACATCAAGGTGCTAACTGCATCATCCTGTGTAATGAAGAAGGCTATCATCGTGTAGGTGCTAGATACCTTACTGCTGCAACTGGCATGACTATGCGTGAGATTAAAGATAATCCAGCTAAAGCACGTGAGTTATATGCACCTGTTAAGGAACGCATTAAGATTAAAGATGCAACAGGTCGTGACATGAATTGGGTTGAATCAATCTGCAAATCCTACAAGCCTGATGTTGTACTGCTAGACATGGGTGATAAGTTTGCCAAGACAGGTGGCTTTGCTCGTACAGATGAAGCATTAAAGGCTAACGCTGTTCATGCACGTATGATTGCCAAGCAGCATGAGTGTGCAATGTTTTATATGTCACAGCTATCTGCTGATGCTGAAGGCAAGGTATTGCTTAACCAGTCTATGATGGAAGGCTCACGCACAGGTAAAGCTGCTGAAGCTGACTTAATGATATTGATTGCTAAGAACCCACCAGTAGAGAATCAGGATGAAGAAGATACACAACGTCACTTGAATATTGTAAAGAATAAGTTGACAGGTTGGCATGGTGTGGTACACTGTGAACTTGAATATCAGACAGCGAGGTATACAGTATGAGAAAAAAGTTTGACAGAACGCTACACAAAGAGCATGATAAAAAAGCAAGAATGAGAACTATGGAGTTTATGCAAATAAAAGGATATGAGGTTTGGGAGAATCCGAATGAGTATGGACAAGACCTAATTGCAGAAGGAAGCAAGGGTAAGTTTTTTGTTGAATGTGAGGTAAAGACAGTTTGGCGTGGTGATACTTTTCCGTTTGACAGTTTACAACTACCTGAAAGAAAGAGTAAGTTTTTTACAAAGCCAACTTTGTTTTTCATATGGAACAACGAATTGTCTTGTGCTATGATGTTTAAGTCAGATGACGTAAAAGATTTGCATCCAGTTGAAGTCCCGAATAAATATGTTTCATCTGGTGAATTGTTTTATCAGATACCACTAGATAGAACTAAAACAGTAAGGATGAGTAGATATGAAACTAACAATTGATGTAGAAAATACAGTCACCAAGCGTGATGGTAAGATGCACCTTGATCCATTTGAGCCAGAGAACTCATTGACTATGGTAGGTATACTGACTGACCAAGGTGTGGAGCAGCACTTCCCATTTGACCATGACGAGCATCTTAGTAGGCATGATTATAGTGATCGTGTGCAGTGGTATCTTGACCAAGCTACGGTCATCATCTGCC